GGAAATTTCTAATTTATACACAAAAATGGTAAGTAGTTTCCCCTCTTTGATGATGGGTGTCGGAAAACTTTCCTTCACCATCTTTTTATTGGCGTCAGCTCTCAAGAAAGCTTTACAATATCTTGCAAATTATTTTCTAACTGCCCCTTGGCTAGAGGAGAAATTTAGAACTCATTTACAAAACGTCTTGTCCACTTGGGCTTGGCGTTTGGATGGGATCATTTCTCTCTATACAATTCGTGCACTCAATGTAGCTTTAACACTCATTGTTGTGCCAAAGGCAATTTATGTTTTGGATTTGTATATTGAAAAGCGACGTATTGAGAGTCAAATTGTTCCCGAACCAGTGGTCGAAACCCGAACCGTTGTGCTGTCGGAAGTCTTAAGCGATACAAAAGGCTTCTACGGTGTGGTTCAAACTGGCGCCGGGAAAATTCACGTTAGAATGGAACCTCAACAATATTTGGCTTTGTCCCAAATTCCCTTGACCTCAGCAAATCCTGGCAAACGGCCCGAAATGGCCATCCCCGGAAATGTTATGCGTCCTTGTGAAAGTCAACCAGGTGTTGTTGCTGTTATCATTGGTGGTGTTGTCAACGGGATGGGTTTTCGCTTAGGTGAAAATTTCGTCACTTGTTGGCACGTTTGGAAAAACATTCTTCGTTCAGATGCTGTGTTTATCTCCCACAAAGGTAAATCCATTCCAGTCACAAGAAAATCGTTTAGTCGTTCTTTTAGTATGCCAGGTGTAGACTTTGTTTCTAGTTTAATTAGTCCAAATGTCTGGTCAGCTTTAGGTGTTAAATCACTTAAGCTTTCTTCAGCTTGGGAAACAATGCCTGTTAAGATTTTCGGTCGTGATGAGTTCAATAATCCTGTGTGTTCAAGTGGGATCTTGTTAAGAGATTCCAAGCGTCCCTTTGGTGTTTCTCATGGTGCCTCCACCCTTCCGGGTTGGTCAGGCTCTCCCATTCTTAATGCCTCTGGAAATACTGTGGTTGGAATCCATCTTGGTGCAAACCAAGAAAATGGTCAAAACTATGGTTCAACATTAGATGCTTACAAAACTTGTTTAACACTTAGCGGAAACACCAGTGAAATTGAACCTCAATTAACTTCCGAATCAACACCTCACGCACGAAAGAAAATGTATACTGAACGCTCTTTCGAAGAATTCGATCGAGAAGCGCGTGACTTTGACGAGAATGAAAGACGGTTTCGACGTGGTAAAATTAACGACCTTAGATCAGATGAGTATGATGAACTCCATGAACAACGTATTGTCAATGCTCGCATGCATAAACTCAATCAAGAGATTTTGTATGAATTTAAGGTTCGGAGTGGAACGTTTACCATCCAACAACATGGCGCTTTGCCCATTGGTTCTAATTGGGCCGACTATGAAAGCGAGTTGGAAATGGAAGACGACCAAGAATACGGAGCTTATTATGGCGAATCGTATTTCCACTCGGGGTTGAAGGCACGCGCTCAACCTTTGGTAAAAAGCGTGGATCGAAAACAATACTTCAAGGAAGAAGCAGTTCCAAGTGCTGTGTCGGTGAAGACTCCTCAAGAGTCGACAACCCGCCAACCATTAAAGGAAACTGTTCCTCCTGTGGCCAGTACGACTCGCGAATCAAAAGTGAAGTGGAAAGATGCCGAAGTTGTGGAGATCCCGAAGAAGAAGAAGATTCCAGATGGAAAGAAGGTTTCGATTACAAAAGAATCCAACAAGGAAACTCTTCCACCTTTAGAACCAAAGAAATTAAGCAAGAACCAGCGACGGAAATTAAAGACCAAGACGTTATTAAACGATTTGAAAACACAAGTTTCCCAGTTGAGTACGCAATCCCCAGTTTTACCCCCTACTCAGTTAACTGGGACCCAATCGTCTACGACGGAGACGGCCTTTGTGAAGTCGGAAAATGCTACGCAATCGGGCGGGAATCAAACCCTGCCAGAAAGCGGTCGCAGATCTTGAACTTAGCGCGTGAGCGCTTCCCAGAACTTAAGGAATTGGACCTGCCACCACGCGGTGGGTTGAACGAAATTCGTTCCTTAAGATTCCAGAGTAGAAGAATTTCGACGGTCGACTATTCACCAGCAGAAGATGAGGTGTCTAAAGTCGTGAAAGAAGTATTGAAGAATTATCCAACATCAACACTCCCAGTTTGGTTAGAACAACAACGTCTACCAACCCGCAGTGAAGTACGAGATTATTTTCCCCACATTTCTAGGACAGCCTCCCCCGGCTTACCTTGGGCCGAATTCAAACAAACGAAAGGTGAACTTTTAGATGACCAAAGTGATTTGGTTATCGATATGGTTCTTTGTCGTTTGAAAATCTTGATGTCCATTGATTTAATTGAGGACGACGCGAGAGTGTTGTTGCGAAGTTTTATGATGGACCCCATTCGGCTATTTATCAAGGATGAGCCACATTCGGCTGAAAAGATTGCAAATCAACGTTATCGTTTGATTTCATCTTGCTCTATCGTGGATGAAATTATCTTCGGAATGATATGTGTTGGACAAAATACTCAAGAAATATCTTTCAATCCCTTTATACCATCCAAATGTGGAATGGGACTAATCACTGAAGAGCAAACCGATCAATTGTTTGCCTATGCGGAACCGTGGCTCGATAAAGCCACCTCTAGCGATGTTCGTGGTTGGGACTGGTCCATGAAACCTTGGATGTTCCATTTAGTGGTTAAAACGCAAATTGCTCTTACAAAAGGACAAAGCAATCCTTTTTACACACGTTTGATTAATAACATTACGCATTGTTTAACACATTCTATGTTTGTCACGTCGTGTGGAAGGATGTTTGTTTTACGGGCTAAGGGTATCATGAAGAGTGGTTTTCCAATCACTGCTTCGTGGAACTCTCGAGTCAGATACATGTGTACCGTGTTAGCTGGCTCCACCGCTGCAATGACTATGGGAGATGACTGTAACGAAGCCACGGACTTAACACCCGAGGAGTTCGTCACTAAGTATGCGTCTCTTGGTCTTACTGTCACCGGTGTGCTCCCAGCAGATGGCCAAAGTTTTTCGTTTTGTTCTCACACCTTCACCAAGAAAATGTGTGTTCCGGAAAATCCCTGGAAAACCTATTTCAATTTCTTAAACAACAGTCCCGATGATCCCACGTTCCTCCAAGCTTTTAAGCTGGGAATGAGAAATCATCCTCGACTCAATGAGTTCATTGAAGCTCATAAAGAGTTCGTTGCTGTTGTTAAATCGAAAGTTGGTGGTGATTAGAGCACTTGGTAAAAGAGTGCAAACCACATTGTAAATATTGTAAATTGTTTGTAAATATCTCAAATGGGTAAAATGTATAAGAAACCAGCCTCTGCGAAGCCTAAGCGGATGCCTATTGGAAGTAGGAAAACTTCATCACGTCAAGTAGCACGACGTAAAACTGCTTTACCAAAACCCAACATTGCAAAGTTGGTCAGAAAAGTCTGTTCCATCACGGACCCTTTCTGTTCCGCAGCCAGTGGATCGAAATACTTCGACGACACGGGTGTTAAGACTACTCCGTACTCTGCGCACTCCCAATCAGTAGCAACAACAAACTCAACAGGTGAGTATTGCATTCTGGTTGTTCCCGGTTACAGCTATCAAGCTTCCATCGGCACCTCTTTAGGTGGAAGTTGCTCGTTCACCACTCTCACTCAAGTGATTCCGTTCTCTTTTAACGCGTCTAACTATCGGATTGTATCCTATGGTTTGCGTATTAAGAACATCACTGCTCCGTTGAACTCCTCTGGAGTTGTTAGAATTCGGGGTATTGGTTCGTCTCGAGGAGTCGATTTAGGGACTGTTAATTCAAATCTCTATCACGACTTCTATGAGGACGTTCCTCTACAAAATTGCACCGATTTGTGCGTTGTTGGTCGTAGATCCAGCGAAGCACATCATTTCTTCAATGCTCCTGGAACTACAAACCCAAGTGCAGTTCCAACGGATTGGGTCTCAAACGGGTGGGCACCATTACTTGTTTCTGTAATTGGTGCACCGGCTTCGACTGCGATTTTGCAAATCGAGTTCTTCTTTAATTACGAATTGACTTGGCCTGATGGTGATAGCATGAATCTCATGACCACTCCATCGCCACCTTCTAACACGTTATTAACAACTGCTTCCTCTCAAGTTCAACAAAGCATCGGCAATGTTTTCACTAGAGGAATCAAGGAAGTTGAAAACGTTGTTGTTAAGTATGCGGCTAAAGCTATCGGCAGCGCTGTCGGTAGCTATTTCGGTCCTGCTGGCGCTGCAGCTGGCGGGTCGATGGCTGCCTTAATGGTTGATTAAGGAGAGCTAGTTAAACGACACTCTAAAAGACCGTAATGTTCAATATCATTTCAAATAATTATCAGGTTAAGTGACACCTCCCAAAAGACAACCGTCCTCTCGCTAATCATAATGAATTAATAAATTCATCATGACTTGGAACCACTGACTTAAGTCAGTTTCCATTAACGAATCGAGTTCCTCGTTCGTTAAAAGTCTCTGATTTACGACGGCCACTGGTGGGGGTTCAACCTCCATACCCACTGCCATTTCTTCAACATCTTGCATTACTTGTAAAAGTAACGCTTCATTGTCCAAGTCCGCGTCTTCGACGTCGGACTCGTGAATGCGCTTTGGTTCAGGCTCTGAATTTTCAGCTTCCGCTGATGTTCTTTGTTTGCTTTGGCTTTCCATTATGACTAGTTAGAGG